TGCACCTGGCATTGCTCTACGTCCTAGCTCTGCCTCTTGCCATCCTCGCTGAGAGTAGCCAACTATTTTTCCCGCCTGCAACTGAGTCAATTTATACTCTTTGCGAATGGAGAGAATTTCATAAGGTGTCGGCTCTTTCAGCTTTCCCACAATCGAACTGCCGCCAGTTTTACCCGCGTTTCCTGTGCTTGCTGGCTTGCAAACTCTGAGAGTCGCGGGGCAACTTCCCACTGTCTGATATAGAAGTTCTCTTCGTTTTCGAGCGATGCAATCCGCCGACGGTATATTTCAGATATCAAAAGCCGACAGGGCAACATGAAAAGATTGCGGGCTAGTTTCTTGTAATTCATTGTCAGAATTTAGGCGGAATTGATTCGACGTGGCGCAGCATCGCAATTGCAGCCGCCATTTTTGCGCTTGAATATGATTTATTTATGCAGCTTCCGAAAACCTCATCGTCGGCTTCACGCTTGCACCAAGCCTCAAACACTGAAAGCACCATTGCGCCGATCAATTGAACATCTCGAGTTCGTACAGCTCGCAAAAGATCATCTTCGATCTGGATCAATTCGTTTGAAAGGTCGTCTCCGGTGGCGAGTCGCTCAAACTTCTGCTGCTCGATGTATTCGGCCTGGGCAATGTCTGAACCAATGTCCGGCATGGGTGTGTCCGGGTCATTCGGGTGAAAGTGTGTGTTATCTCTCATTTTGTCCCTTTGTAAAAGTCAATTGCAATTTGAACGATGAATGGGGCAGACATAAACAAACCTGCCATGATTGCCTGGGCGCACTGTTTTATGGCTCTCATGCAAATGATGGATATTTAACAATCGTTACCTGTTTATTTCCGCATGCGTATGAGTCGCCAAACAGCGTTGTGCCGCAAAATGTGTTGCGTTTTATGTCCCCATTGCAGACGGTCATTATTTTCCCGTTGTGCAAAACACTGTCGCCAATTTTAATGTTTTCAATGTTTACGCTGAACAATTGATTGTTGTCTACAGTTTCTGCTCTACCGACTTTAAAGAAGTCTTCAGAGTCTTTAACGAAGTGTTCGTGAAGTTCCGCCTGGAGTTCGTCGGCGAGCTTTCTGTCATTTAACTGCCACGCTGCATTGATCCGATATCGCAGTTGTTTCACTTGTTCCGAATCCATTTCTGGCGCTCCTTATTAATTTAACAGTTCTTCGTTTAAGTCGTATTGCGCTTGAAAACCACGCTGCATCCGTCTTTTCTCTTTAGCTCGCTGCCGTCTAGGCTGCTGGTAATGGCGTATGGCATGCATCGTTCTATCCCGTCGCACTCAGGCCGCCAGTCGCAGGCTCGGCATATGTTACTGCCGTCTTGTGGTTTTGCGGCAGACTTAAGCACAGCAAAATACCCTTGCGGCGCTTCTTTTGGGTCGATTTTGTTGTTCATTCTTATGAATATCATGATAGAGCCACTTCGCTTGCGAGATCGTCAGATATCCGGCCATCTCTCTGCAAGTCATCAACGAAACACGAGAACGCTATCAGTTTGGCAGGTTTGTCATTGGCCTCATGCGGCGCGTTGAGGATGTGTTCTGCCCATAGTTCCTCAAATGCTTTGAGCACCTCTTCTTCGTCCTCGAATTCAAAAGACTGTTCATCCTCGTCTTCGGGGAAAAGCTCGATATCGTTTTGGTGCGCAAAATCGGCGCATTCTTCCTGGCTAAGGTATCCAAGAAGGTTGATCGCCAGGGTCTGGGCGTCAATCGCGCCGTCCAGCAGCATATCAATAAGTTTTTCACGGTTTCCGCTCATGATGTTCTCTCCAGTTGTTTGCTGATCCGATGAATGAATTATCTCAAACAATGCACGCTGAGTGTGTTGTATTCATGCAAATCATCATTGATTGTCTCAATGTAAAAAAAAGACACATTAGAAAAATCAATCGACAAGAAGCGCCGCAATGTGGCAAAGTCGCATCATCAATTTGATCTGCAACACATCAAGACAGGTCAACGGCGACACAACGCCGACAACGCACACAAGCACGCACTCTCGTGGCGTCAAATACGAGGCACCCGGCCGACCGTCACACAGGCCGGGGATGCAGCACCGAAGCGCTACCAGGCCCGGGGCGAGACAAAAAAGGTCTCACGGTAACGGCCCGCCCTCCCACGCCTGCGAATCAACCGCGCCCTCAGCTTGGGGGGTAGGGGGGCCAACATACATGCGAAGCATCCAGCGGCCCCAGCGGCCCTAGAGCGTGTCAGCAGTCAATAACGTGTTGATAAGTTATCCACAGCTTGCATCTAAAGGGGGGTATGGGGCGCAGCCCCATGTTAAGCCCTCGTCTTTCTAATCAGCCAGCGGCAGCGATGTTTGCATCGTCCGGCGTTTCTCGCGTGGTTTGGCTTTAGCAGTCAACTGGCAGGTGAAAGCGTCGTCCTAGTAGCCTCTTTGCGGCCTGGAAACACTAAATGAACGGTGATTCACAATCTATACTGGCCAGTCACTTTCTACACTACCGAGTAACTTTGGTGGGGAGACCCCTCCCTAGCCTCTCCGCGTAAGTAGAAATGCGTACGTGTTGTGGCGCTGCTGGTCGCATAGTGACAATTTCCGTCACATTGACTGGTGGTTGGTGGGTGAGTTGATGGTTGAGGTGGGCGCTTAGCCGCCTTGATTGACTTGAGCGCGGAGCGCGATCTGTTGTTTGATTGCTTTGACACCGAATGGCCAAAAGGGACGAATGGGTTTCCTGATTGGACGGCTTCCTGTGATCCTGCCGGGTTCGCTCGATGCTTTCGGGTGGTCTGGTTTGGTGATAGGCATCCGCTATGGCTGCTGAGGCTGCATTGGGTAGGTCGATGGGTCTGTGAGTTGGTGAAGGTGGGGGTGCCACAATTTATGCCCCCAAAAAAAAATCGTATTTCCTATGGGAAAAGGAGAGAGAGTGGATTCACTGGATGCTGAAACTGAAGTGCAAAAGACGGATGCCGAAATTCGACTAGAGCTGCGCAGACTGCGGGCCCGCGAGATCGCCGCGCAAAAGCGCGTTAGTCGTGTTGTAAAAATACATCACACGATGAAAGCAAGCTTGGCGCTCCGCCCGGACGCCCGGGATGCGTTAAGGCGCGTTGTTTACTTTTGGGTGCGGCAAACCGTTGTCGGAAAACAAGAAGCGATATAGAATTCCTACTGCAATTTCGCAATCAATAGTGGCCAACATGTCCAAAACTCCCGTACGCATTTATGAAGTAAAAGACCGATCCGGCGCACAAGTTGCGTTGGTTGAGGCTTCTTCCAAAGCGCAGGTTTTCGCTCACATCGGCAAGACCATCTACACCGTGACGCCTGCAACCGGTTCAGCCTTGTATGAGGCTGGCAAGTCAGGTTTGACTGTTGAGCCTGCCATTCAAAAGTTGCCTGCTGCGGAGTAATCCGTGTCGAAGCCGAAGCGGGAGATTGGCAAGCCTTCGCCTGCTTTGGCGCAGCGGTCTTCTTTCAACTTTGAGAACTTCAAGAAATTCTGTGCGGCCTTGCGTGTTGACACCAAGGACAAAGGGCAGATTTCATTCAAGTTCGATTCGTGGAAGGGCACTCAGAAGTACGCAATTGCTGAGATCGCAAACGGTCTTTCTGATGGCGTACACCGCTTTGTCATCCTGAAGGGCCGACAGCAAGGCATCTCTACTGTGATGCTGGCGCTTGACCTCTACTGGATTTTCCGCAACGGCGGCTTGTCTGGTTCGCTGGTGACACACAACGAAGAAACCCGGGACGAGTTCCGGGTGACGTTGGAGATGTTCATTGAGTCCTTGCCGCAGGAATTCAAAACGCCGGTCAACATTCACAACCGCACTCAGCTTGTTTGCGCTAACCGTTCACGTTTCGCTTACCAAGTTGCTGGCACTCGCAAGAACTCACGCCTAGGTAAAGGCAAGGGCCTGACCTTTTTGCATGGCACTGAGGTGGCCGAGTGGGGTGACGAAGAAGGCTTTGCTTCTTTGCAGGCCGCAATGTCTGAGTCCAACCCTAAGCGGCTGGAGGTCTACGAGTCCACCGCCCAGGGCTTTAACTTCTTTGAGGAGCTGTGGTCTAGCTCTCAAGACAGCGTTTCCACCCGCTGCATCTTTATCGGCTGGTGGCGCAATGAGGAGTACCGCAAGGAGCGCGGATCGCGTGAGTTCGACGTCTATTGGGACGACAAGCTACAGCCTGACGAGCGTACCTGGGTCAAGGAAATCAAAGACCTTTACGACTTTGACGTTGAGCCCGAACAGATCGCTTGGTGGCGCTGGACTCTTGCCGAGAAGATGAACGGCGACATGGACGTGATGTATCAAAACCATCCGCCAACCGCAGAATACGCTTTCATTGCTTCTGGCTCTAACTTCTTTTCCACCGCCCGGCTTTCTGACGAAACCAAGCGGGTCAAGAAAGAGCCAAAGCACGACATGTTCCGATTTGTCCTGCGCGACAATTTCGAGGACTGCGACATCACTGAAACGATTGCCAAACATTGCAATCTGAGAATCTTCCAGTACCCCGTTAAGGGCGCGTACTACGTGATCGGTGCAGATCCGGCCTATGGGTCTTCAGACTGGGCCGACCGTTTTTGCGCTTCTGTTTGGCGCTGCTACGCTGACGGCATGGAGCAGGTTGCTGAGTTCAACACGGAGCAATGCTCACAGTATCAATTTGCCTGGGTGATCTTGTACCTTGCTGGCGCTTATCAGAATTGCATGCTCAACCTTGAGATCAATGGCCCAGGCCAAGCTGTGTTTCAAGAGATGCAGCAGCTCAAACGTGCCGTCAATTCAAAAGGCACAAGCCCTGTTGCGCAAAAGATTCTCGGTGTTGTCACCAACCTCCAGCACTACCTCTACCGCCGACTCGATTCGTTCTCTCGCCCGTCCAATTACCATTGGGTCACCACCACTCAGACCAAAGAGCGGATGATGAACCTCTACAAAGATTGCTTCGAGCGCGGAATCTCTACGGTGCAGAGTGAATACCTTCTCGATGAGATGCGAAGCGTTATTCGTGAGAGTGGATCACTGGGTGCGCCTGGGCGTGGTAAAGATGACCGCGTGATTGCAGCGGCTCTTGCTCACGTTGCTTGGAGCGACTACACCCGAAACAAGTGCATTCAGGAAGGCATGCTGCGGCCAAAGATTGGCGCAGATGACGCGGTGGATGGCCAGCAGCAGCAAATGAGCCAGCAGATCAAGGGATACCTTAAACGTCTTGGTGTGCGCGTATGAAAAAAGAAATCTCAGCCGTTCACGACCCTGGCACCTTGAGCTTGCATGAGATGCGTGCCATCCTCCAGCGGTATAAGCGGCCTCGATACGTGAGAATGCCGAACGACATTACGCTGTGCGATATCACCAACGAGTGCAAGCTTCAGAAAAACGATGTCAACCGCATTGCCAACGGTTTGCCAACTCATGACCCGCTTGGCCGCGTTCGTCTTCGCCGGTTGTCCAACTTCTTGCGCAAACTAGAAGCCGGTCTGGTCATTAAACGCAAGTGGCAGGTGATCTACCTGAGCGAGTCGGATGCCAAGCCGCCGCCGCCTCAGATGATTTTCAGCCTTTCAATTCCCAGCCGTGGCGGGCCGGTCATCAGATTGGGTGCGCCGATTGCGCCGCCCAAATCTCTGCCTAACATCTTCAAAATGGCTGAATTCTTAAGGGGCTCTCGATGATTATCAAAGAATACGTTTGTGCGGCACATGGCGACTTTGACGCTGATAGCCCAACGTGCCCGCATGGGTGCAGCGGTGAGGGGATGGTCGAGCGCGTATTCCGCACCCCTGTGAGTATTGGCACCCGACAATACGCGAACATCAACAACACCCTGCAAAACATCGCAACCGAGTACAACCTAAGCGACATGAACAACTTCAGCGGCGAGGGTCTTCGGCGAAGTGACTGGAAAACACACAAGCGGCTGAACGAGGCTTCTGAGGCCGTGATGCGCAATGGCAATAGCTTGAACGATTACTTCAAGCCGATTTCTGCTGGCGCTCAGGTGGCCACGCAAGGCCAAGGCGGGACAATTCGCAAAACATCGTCTGGTGTTGAGATGTACGGCGTGAACCTCGCAAAACCTGCTGCCAAAGTGGCAGGGTCATATGATGGCAGTGGCGCGGGATTTGTTTCCGGCGACTAAAGGCAACCCATGATCATTCCAAAAGAAGATGCCGCGAGAAGCGACTTCTATAACCACGTTTTAGATGAATGCTTCAAGTCACGCGACCGGCGGACGGAGCAATACCGCTACCTAAACCATTTCTTCATGAATGGCACCGCCCCGGGCGGCGGGAAAACACCGTACAACAAAATCTTCCCGACAATTGACACGCTCACCGCGTTTCTGTTTGCGGCGGATTCAACTCGGTTTAGCGTTCACCTGGGCCCCGAGGTGCCAGCGCAAGAGTGGGAGAAAGTGCCCGCAGCGTCGAAGGCCATCAATAGCGAGTGGGAAAACAGCAATGGCGATGAGGTCTTCTCTCTCGCGCTGACCCAGGCCATGGTCTTCAACTCAATGTTCATGAAGATCATTGTGAAGGGCGGACACATCACCCCTTACACCATTGAGCCGCACCTGTTTGGCGTGTACCGAGAGGATGTGAACTACCTAGACCGCCAGGAAGCCATGGCGCACAAGTTCTACATCACTCGCTCAGAGCTTGAGGCGCAGCTTGTGGCCCACCCCAACAAGGCATCTATTCTCGCAAGCATCAGCTCTGGCGAGCAGAAGCAAGAGGTAACCATGCCCGCCGGTTTGCAGCGAATCTTGATGCAAAACCAGTACGGCTCGCCGCCAATCCCCATTGGTGGCACGGCCAGCGGGTCACTTGACCTCAACTTCGATACGGTGATTGATTACTCGCCGGAGTCAAACCCCGATCTCATTGAGATGACAGAAATGTGGGTGTGGGATGACTCAACCGCCGACTATCAGGTTGTCACCTTGGCTCACCCGGGCGTCATCATCTATGACCGGCCAAACTTCTTTGTGCCGAAAGAGCACCCTTTTGTTCACATTTGCCCAAACCCAATGAACGGGTATTTTTGGGGGACAAGTGAGGTAAACCGGCTCATTGGGCTGCAAGCATTCAGAAACGAGCGCATGGAGCAAGTGCGCGACCTTCTTGCCAAGCAAGTTAACCCACCTCACTCTTTGGAGGGATGGACGGGGGCGCTCGATGAGGTTGATTTTGCGCTTAACCGTGCGGGCGGGGTTCTGACAAGCTCAGACCCCATGACAAAGATACAGCAGTACCCGCGAACCGTACCAACGGACGTATTCACAGAGATTCGCTTCATTGACGAGATGTTTTCGGAGGCAAGCGGCCTTCAAAACATTCTCATGGGGCGCGGAGAATCTGGTGTTCGCAGCGGAAGGCAAACCACTGAGCTGGCCAGGCTTGGGTCTTCGCGTATCAAAAAACGCGGCCTTGTCATTGAAAACAACCTCGAATCATTGGCGACCAAGTATTTCAAGGCCATGCGCAAGTATGACCCTGACAAGTACCTCATGATTGACGGCAAAACGCCTTTTGTGATGGAGCAGGTAACCAGCGACGCGCTTGTCAAGGTCGATGCGCACAGCAACTCGCCGCTGTTTGTTGAAGACCTGCACGCCCAAGCGTCTGAGCTGTTGCAGATGCACGCCATCAGTCGGGCTCGCTACATCGAGATGACCAAGCCGCCCATGAAAGACGTCATCTTGCAAGAACTCAAAGGCATTGAGCAGCGAGAGGCCGAGGCACAAAAGGCGAAGGCAGAGCAAGAAAACGCGGCGCTAAGCGCCAAGCAATCTAACAAGACACCAGCAAAGTAAGGCGAAAAGATGAGCATCGAACTGGCTACCGACGCGAAAGAAGAACAAGACTACGGCCTGTCTGCAAAAGACGGCGAAGCGATTAAACAATGGATTCTCCGAAGCCATGACAACGATTTTTTGTATGTCGTCAATGCCTTCAAGGCAATCGACGCCGAGATTGCCAAGAACATCGAATGGCAGAAGAAAGCAGACGATTACCTAAAATCGCGCCGCTGAGTAATTTATTTTTTCAATCGTCTTGAAATCTCCTTTAATCTTTGGCTATGATGTGTTAGCGGTTTTGGCTGCCTCGCCGCTAACAAAGAAGGTGGCCCAACAGCTTCAAGGAGTCCATACCATGGCACGCAAAGCTCGCAAGGGTCGTAAAAGCAAGCGTTAAACTCTAGGCCGTAACTGGCCTAAGTACGCTCGCAAGACCCAGGAGGGTGGGCTTTTAAACCTACCCTCCCCTAAATTCAAGGTAACGCATGACAACGCCAAACTCATTTCAAGGTAACGCAGTAGGTAACTCCCGCGCTGGTAGCTTCCCGCAGGATTCTCTAGCCTCTGGCGTTCGCCGGTTGATTGGCTACGCTCTTGGCGTAAGCGTCAACTCTGCAACCACGGATGCAGCAATTCAATTGCTGATTCTCCCCGGCTCCAACTTTGTGTTGCGCGGTGTTCAGGTCAATAACGGCCAGATCAACAACGGCGGCACGGTGACTAACTCGGTCACCACGGCGACGGCTGGCGTTTTCACTGCGGCAGGCGGCACTGGTGTTACTTTGGTCACTAACGCTGCGCTCTCTGGTTTGACCGCGCTTACCGGCTCCGGCTCAAACCTTGACATGACGCTCGCCACTCAGGCCGTCACGCTCAACCAAGCGACACTCTCTAACGTGTTGTATTTCCGCA